CCAGACTTATTCTTTTTATGTGTGGGGTCTAATTTTGCTTTTGCTATTTGTGCAATTTCAGAAAGAACTGTAGCACGAATATTGTTGGGTATACGATTAAAGAGTTGACTCATAATACCAGAAGCATCACCAAATAGAAATTTTTGACCAGCTTCTGCTGATTGCATCAAACTTTGTATAGCTTGTAATGCCTGTTGCATACTTTGCTGACTATTTCTTGAAGGTGACACATTACCATTCATATCCATATTCATAGTCATAGAACCATATGGTGTTTGTGTATTATATTGAACTACAGGCAAATATACGTTGACCGGAACACTATTAAGATTGCTTGTTACTCTAGGAAATACAGTAATTGTATTGGATGTTTGGTTGGCAGACAAAACAACATATGTTTGGCTGGCCACATTAATAGAACTTCCTTCATCCAAATGATGTGAAGCAGTACTAATGATATCAGAAAGAATAAGATTAGAGGATTCTGAATTGGCAGAACTATAAATTGAATTTGCTTTTAATCCAGTATATGCTTGTTGAGCATATTTGTCCAAACCTCTAAGAGTGGTGTCATAATGCAATCTATGTATGACATCAATCAAATCACTAATATTATCAACCTGTGATAATAGATCGATCATATTTTGTGTGAAAACTTCTAGATTAACTCTTTCAGAACTAACATAATTGGTTCCATCAGTAGATGTGTCACTCATCAAAAGCATCATATTATTCAATCCCTGTTGAAGAACAGGAGACATATTTTGTGTGGCTTTTCTTTTTTGTGTGTTGCTAAGATTTTTAAATATGGAAGCCAAATTCATTATGGTTCCGGGTAATTGTGCTAGTGCGTCTGCATTAGGTATATTTGCAAAGTTTTGTATTGCTGTTTCTATGTTTTGCACTTCTTTGAGTAATTGACCAGCCATAGGTGACCAAGCAGCATGTGTGGCCAGACCTTTTGTTAAACCATGAGACCAATATTGACCCTTTTCTTGCATCTCACGAACCAAAGCACCATCAACCATTCTTTCTACGACTTGAGGTTTGATTCGTTTTTTTGAACTAATTGTTGAAACTTGATTCAATAGATCATATAAGCCTGAGTTACCTTCAACATTTTCTGAAGAATTATATTCGGTTGGCATACCTGAAGCAACACGAGATGTTGGATCACCAAGATTAGAGGTGCAAACAACAACAGTTCCTTGTTCTGGTGGTGCACAAAATTGTTCTAATGATGTTTGGTTAGCTGGTCTTTCAATTCCCACATGAGGTAATTGTTCTGGTGTAATATCATCACCGTGTCTAAGAGGATCATACACTTTAAGCAATGATAGTTTTTGTTTGTCGGGATCATTAATATCACCACCAACAACAATACAATAAGATTTTTGACCTGGAAAATTAGTAGGTAATGCCATTTATTTCATATTCTCCTAAAACTGTTCGTTTTAAACTACACCCTGACCAACTGTTTTTGACACACAGTCCATGGTAATTGTGGCTGGTTGTCTTCTGGGCAAATGATGCTTCAATGCAGTAATAAGATAATCGCCCGAACCATAATTAAGGGTTGTTCCTGTTTCATCTCTTTTGTTGGGTAGTTTTAATGTTATAATCTTTCCAACATTCAAGAAAGGAACCCAAGGAACAGTGATTCTCAAAGCAATTTTATCTTGTTCCAATAATCCCATACGTGCTTGTCTTTTATGTATATAGAGATGAGCATAATCTGGGCAAGAATTCTGTTGTTCTGCTGATCCTTGATTTGACATGGATAGTTTGGGTAATCCACTTCCAATACCACAACCAAAAGTGTCTGAACCAAATTTATTGAACATTTTCATAATGGGGTTGAATGTAAATAGTGTATTCAAGTTTTGACCATTGGTTCCTACACCGTTTAAAACATCAGAAAGTAAATCGAAATCACAAGGAAAATTATGTGTAATAATAGAGAAAGGATAAGCATGACCCGTTAAACTACCTGTTTCCTGAAACACATATTCAGCAACAGATGATTGTTTGGTTAATGAATAAAGTGAACGAAACTTATGTGTTCCCAAATTCTCATACGTCATATAATGAAGAAATGATGGATCATTACCACCAGCCAAAGCTACATTGGCTTGTTGTGCAACAACCTGAAAGGGACGAATGTTTTCTGCCATATATGGTCTAGCAGGATCAGCAGGTTCAATATCAAGAGATTTGGCACCAGCACATGAGGAAAGCACTTCTTGAACTACATCTGAAGGTCTTGAACATTTCCACATCTTACTAACCAAAGTAGCAGCATCGTCTAATAGTGTTTGATCACATGCATGAATGATAAATTCTTCTGTATTATTGTTGAAAAGATGTCGGTTATCTAGTCTATATGTTGTTTGACGAACTGCCATATCTTTTGAAATACCAAATTTTTCAAGAAAAGGTTTGGTTATACCAATAGACATCTGTTTATTCTTGAATTCATCGAGATTCTTAACTGGCAATTCATGAATAGAGCTATGAACACGAACAGATGTTTGTAGTCCGGGTGTCAAAAGACTTTCACCCAAAACAACTTCTTCAACTGTTATTTGATTAATTAGAGAATCACTTATTCCATCAAACCCAACATCAAAATTTGTATAAAAATCAATATCTTCATCTTCCATATTAGGCCAATCTTCTCAAATATGTTGTTCTTTGTTTGATTTGAGTCAAATTATCAAATTCACGAATAATTTGACCATAATATTCTGGTTTAATGATTTTGATAGATCGTTTATTTTCGTTTACTTGTACTTCATAATCATAATTACTTATACGGTCACGGTTAACAATTTCAACAACAGTCTTTCCTTCACCCATATTGACAGTGTTTACACTTTGTGTTTCAGGCAAATTATTATATGAATCGTATGGAACTGTTGAATCTGCCATTGAAACTGCAGCATTAGCTTGATTAATAACAAAACGAGTTTCAGTTATTGTGCCTGAAAAAGACTCTTCACGAGTAATTACTTTTTCATAATGATGATATGTGGTTTGAGCATTTGCAACAGAACCGTATTTATTGATTATGTAGTTGGTAAAGTTTGTAGAGTTTAATGGCCAATCATACTGAGGATCGACAATATTATTAGCCATTAAAATAATCCAATGTGCTTCTGGATTATTATAAACCTTATCAGCTAGAATTTCTGGTGTGTCATCATCTTTAATTAAGTATTCATAGTATGCAGAGATATTTCCTAAGATTTCTCGAATGACACGAACACGAAAGAATATATTGGTAACAGACTGATATGTTGTTAGTCTTTTACCTTCAATATCATATGATATTCTAGGAAATTTATCGAAAAACTGAGCCATATATTAAAATCCTTGAAGAACACGTTTCTTATGAACGGGCTCTAACTCCCTAAATCCCATACTTAATCTGGCAGCAACAGGATGACCATTTCTGAATGTGGAATATGTTCCTGTAGGAGCATAATCAACTTCAATACGTTCAAGTACACAAGTATTAATACGTAATATATTCATATTCTCAATACCTTTATTGAAAAAGGTTATATCAAATTCTGCTGGTGGAATCCAAAAAAGAGAAAGAACATCTGAAATTTCTGGTGCTGCATGAAACCTAAGTGTTTTGATGATACTATGCATATTAATCGATTCTTGTTCATTTCTTGGAGCCATAAGGACTTCCAGAGTAAATTGTCGAACCAGAGTATTAGAAAAAAGAATTTCAACAGCAGGATTGATTGGTGATTGTAAAAATTTGGCAGCAGAACCAACAGAATTACCTACAGCATCTAAAATCATTTTACCACCTGTTGCTCTATTTATAGCTTCTTGAGCAGTTTTAGTCATCATAGAAGCTACACCACCAAGAGCAAATCCGACCATAGACGAACCTAATTTTCCTCCTAATGCTGAAAGTGAAATTTCTTCATAAGCATTATATGTGTTATACACAAGAGGTGTTGGCATATGTAATGCAACAGATTCTGCAATACGTCTAGTTCTTCTGGGAATAGAAATTCCTGTTCTATCAGGACTATTTGTCCCGGTTAAAAAATCTGTCACAACAGGCAATAAACTACCTCCTTTACCATATCTAAGAGTATCTACTTTAGAGGCATCTCCTGCAAGAAATGAGAATTGGTCTTTATATTGTCCAGCAGGAGCATTTTCAGTTGTTTTGGTTGGAACGTTTATATTAATCACCATATAGTGACCATTATCGTCCATACCAAGATCGTTTGGAAAAACTAAATACTTGAAATCATATCTACTTTGACCTAAATCTGGTGGTTCCTCATTTGTATTTTTTTGTGAACTTGAAGTAGATGAAGGAGTACCAGTAAATAGATTCGAAAACATTGACGGAATCATAAATTTATCCCTTTAGTTATTGAAAGTATTTATATGACAAACAGAAAAACTTACAAAGGCAAATATAAACCATTAAATCCTAAAAAATATAAGGGTGATCCTACCAACATCATTTACAGATCAGGTTGGGAAAAAAGAGTAATGGTTTGGTTGGATTCTAATCCTAATATTTTGGAATGGTCATCAGAAGAATTGGCAATACCATACATATCCCCCATCGACCAAAGACGACATCGGTACTACCCTGATTTTTTAGTTAAGGCTAAATTACCAGATGGAACAACAAAAATTCTCATGTTGGAAGTTAAACCAGCCAAAGAAACCAAAGAACCTATTAAACAAACAAAAAAGACCAAAAGATATCTCACAGAAGTTGTAACATGGGCTGTAAATCAGGCTAAATGGAAAATGGCACAAGAATATTGTATAGATAAAGGCTGGGAATTTAAAATTTTAACAGAGTCAGATTTGGGCATTAAGTATAAATAATAATATGGCAACACAAAAACAAAAAGAAGCAGTCGATTGGTTTTTAGGTAAAGCTAGGACTGCCCGTGGATATAGAAATCGTCTTTTCAATTACAATCCTGGTAGAGCAAGAGGCACTACTATGATTGGAAAAATGTATTTCTATGAATATGATCCTAAACATAAAGCAACCCTTCCAATTTACGATAGATATCCTCTGGTGTTTCCTATCGAAAGATATAAAGATGGATTTCTTGGTCTTAATCTTCATTATTTGGGTGTAAACGAAAGAATCTATATTCTTGGTAAGCTTATGAAATTTGCTTCAGCCAAGAATATGACTGAAAAGTCCAAACTCAAACTTTCTTATGACTTGCTTGTTCGAACAAAATATATCAATACTTTATCACCTTGTGTTAAAAGATATTTGTCCGGGCATGTTCGAAGTGATTTTATTGAAATAACTCCCGATGAATGGGAGAAAGTTATTCAGCTACCAGTTCAAATGTTTATTACCAAAGGATAAAAATGGCATCGTTTCCTATTCCTAATGCACCCGAAAACTTGACTATGTTAGATTTTCGAGCCATATCTGATGATTATGGTGGACTAGTCAAGTCGTGTAAGTTTGCTGTTCGAATCAAACCAATTGGTAGATATATTCTTCAATGGTTTGATTTTTGTCGTGATTTCACTTATCTTTGTGAAGTTGCAGAAATGCCAGGAAGAGGCTTTATGAATATTGATATTCGTTATTATGGTCCTAGTCACAAACTACCATTTCAGACAACATATGAAGATATCAATTTAACCTTTTTTTGTCGAACTGAATCTTTAGAAAGACAATTTTTTGATGATTGGATGCTTACAATCAATCCAATCAATACTTTTGATTTCAATTATCGTGATGATTATAGATCGGAAATAGACATCTTTCAATTTGCAGACTATTCTGATGAAGATGAGGGTTATCCATCAGCCAAATATTATACAACCATACATAATGCCTATCCACTACTCATTAATCCACAACCAATGACTTGGGGAGACGATCAATTTCAAAG